GAGGATGATAGAGTCACCGTTGACACTTGGGTCCACAAGTTCTTCGGACTACCTGAGAAGCTGCGCGTTACTACCAGACGAGCAGTGCAGCAAGGCATCCAAGAGGAGGGGTATCGTCGTGGTTTCTTTCCTGCACAACTACAAGCGGCACTGTGGACAGTGCAGAGGGGGAGGGTATGAACTTGGTCAAGGCATGTGAGAAGTTTCCCATCTTGGGTCGAGACTTCTGCGAAAAGAGAGACAGATATTCTAAGTGGGTAACTAACGAGCATCGCAACATCGTGAGGAGCAAGGCTTCGTATCGGGTTGTGCTTGCGTACTTGGCTGTGGAGGCCGCTTGGCTTCGCCTTTGGCTCGCTGCGGCCATTGAAAGAGCCGAGCGTTATGCTGAAATGTATGAAGAGTGCGGGGTCGAGTGGCATCATCTACAGTCTTTAGGTTGTGGCATGATTTACACTAATCCGTCAACAGGCGTTTCGTATCCTACTGAGAGCGTTCCTTCTGTCGACTGGCTTACGCCGTCGCCATTCGTCGGGGGTGAAGATGGGGAGGCGTGATGAGTGGTGCTGCTGCGGTCGTTGGCATTGTGACCAATGCACTCCGCAGCGGAAGAAGGATTATACCGAGTCTCTCGCTGTCGCTCGCGTACTCGGTGAACATATGGGCGAGGAACAACGTAAGGAAGCACGTAAAGAGCTTGACGCTATGTGTCAGCTAAGGAGGGAGAAGTATGGACAGTGGTAACAAAAGGAACCTGCCTTGGAAAGCTCTGATAGAGGCGAAGTATCGACATGGCGAAGCTTTATCGCGACTTGAGGAGCTTCGCTCCGTCGCTGGTAGTGCTTGGCAAATCATGGTGCATGGTCAGGAAAACGTGGTGAAGGCAGAGGCTGAGAAAGTCCAGGGTCTGCAGCGGTGCTGCATGCAGCATCGTAAGGAGTTGGTCACAGCAAGCTTTGACGGTCGGCATGACCTGCTCGTCTTCTGTGTCCTTGCTACTGCTTTCAGCAGTGAGCAAGTCTACCGAACCTTCATGCGTTGGCATGGTGGGTACAGTGAACCTGTCGAGCGTCGGTGGTGGGCAGACGAGTTCTACTATGAGCATGACCAGAGTAAGGAGGTGAGTGATGAAGAGGAGTAAGCCACTAGGAGAATGCGCAGGCTACACCGATGCTGACTTGTATGAGCGTGAGGTGTGGTACATGTGGGAAGAGGAGAGGAAGCATCTCGCGTTCTTTACGGCTCGCTATGAGGAGTATGTGGAGCGCGCCAAAGCTGATGGGGAAGAACCTGTTGACTTTGTTACGTGGTCGAGGCGGTGATGATAGATGAGGTGGAAGGGGTGAAGGTGATTGGGCCTTGCCTCTTTGCCTCCGGATGTCTCGCGCTCATGTGAGGCATCGCCAGTGTGGGCCATCGGTTGTGGACTCGGCTTGGTTTACTCCGCAACCCGATGGCCAAACGCAGCGGTGACGAGTGAGTGAGAGCATCGTTAGGCGGGTTGGAGGGAAGGACGGGATACCATGTGAAAGAACCCACCCTACAGGGGTGGGTGGTCGGGTCATTGCCCCGCAGGGACAACAACGCTTCGCTCGTTGTCGATAAGCGTCGCGCTTTGGTTGAATGGAAACATGTTCTGGAAACCGCTTTAGCGGCCCGAGCCAGCGAGGGTGTATTTCCAGGTTGTGGTTGCATTCTACCTAAGCTCCAACCAGTGAGTTTGGAGGCGAAGTCCGATTACACACACACACGGTTGGAACATCGTAACTTCGCGTCACGAGCTTGCTCGTGGAGATGACGTAGTCATCGTGTGCAGCTATGCTGCACGAGCGAACCACGTCCCGGCAACCAGCCTCAACGTCCCGGTAGCCATGTGCTGGGGTGAGTCAGAAAAGCGACACCGAAGGTGAGCCTACTGCGCATCACGTAAGTGAGAGCGATACCGAATGGTGAGCTTGTGTCTCGTCCCGGTAGAAAAGTTTGAACCCCGCGTCGGGGTTCGCGATACCGAAGGTGAGCCGTGGTGTGTTACGCTGTGTGGCGTGAGGTGGATGGTCGAACCTCGAACCTCATATGACCCCCCGGGGGGGAGCCCCAGGCTATTTAAAAGTTTTGAACCCTATTAAAATTACCACCCCTACCCCTCCAAAAAAAGGCGCAGACATGACCCAAAAAAAGCGCGCGGAACCAGACGATATACTCATCAAGTTCATTGTCGATGGGGACCCTGGGACCAAGGGGAGACCCAGGCTGGCGAAGAGTGGGAGAGTCTATACTCCACAGGGTACGAAGATGTACCAGGCGAGAGTGTTGCGTGCCTTGAAGGGACAGTACTCAGGAGAGCCTTGGGGGTGTCCTGTAGGCCTCTCGCTGGTGATGGTGTGTAAACGTCCATCGGTGCTCAGGAAGAGAGACGTAGAGCGTGGATGGTGCCCTTACAGCCGTAACCGTCCTGATATAGACAACTGCCTAAAGGCTGTGATGGATGCGCTGAATGGCCATCTGTATGTGGACGACCGTCAGGTGTGTGAGGTGTATGCAAGTAAGGTGTATGCGGCGATAGATGAGAGCCCGCATATTTTTGTTCAAGCATGGAAATGTAAGGAGATGTAGTGCCGCTATATGAGTACAAGTGTCAGAAGTGTCGTAGTGTGTATGAGCGACTGTACAGCGTGAAGGATGCTCCTCGGGTAGACGAGTGTGCTTGCGGGGGCAAAGCTCATCGGAAGGTCAGTTTAATAGCCCGCACCCCGAACCGTTGGGGGGATACGAACGGGTACTATGACCCGGGGCTGGGTTCTTGGGTGTCGAACTCTCAGGACCGAGAACGGAAGATGAAGGAGCTTGGCGTGGTTCCTTTGGCGGACTACGGAACGCACTACATTGATGACCGGCTGGACAAAGAGGACCAGCAGATGATTCAGCAAGAGAAGGACAGCCAGGAGGTAAAGCGCCTGGAGTCGGAGGGTGTTTCCCGAGGGGAAGCGTTCGCTCAGGTGTATAGTACGGAACGGATGGCAGCAGATGGACTGCTGCCTGATGACATCAAGGGGTGATGTATGGCAGACATGAGTAAACTTCTTCCGCAGGAACAAGAGGCTGTGGATATGGCAGGTCAGATGGACCAGGCGATGAATGAATCGCTGATGGCGTCATCACCTGCAGGTGACTTCAACAAGGCATCTCTGAATGGTCTGGTGGGAGCGTTGAATAAGGTGCTCCCGTTGTTTGACGTGAAGGACAAGTACCCTAAGTTTGAAGAGGGTATTGAGGATGGTCGGTTGCCTGGAGAGTTCATTCGTCAGCTAAGCATGGTAGCTGCAGCGGCTGAAGATTCGGGGCTCTTAGAAGAACCTATGGACCTCAATGAGCTTACGGATGACCAAGGCCTTCGTATGTTTGCTGCAAAGATGCAGAGCCTCTCGAAGAACATTGAGTTTAAGCAGTTCCTGAAAGAAGATGCTCCTGTGCAAGCTCCAGAAGAGGAGCCTGTCTTGGAAGAGCCAGTGGCTGCACCCATGCCGGAGATGGGCATGGATGAGCTTATGATGCAAAGACTCTAACCTTTGAGTGGTAGCAGCGGGGCTACGTTCTGAGGGGACGGATCTACCAGTGATTCTACATAGTTAGCTGGCTGTTCGAACCCCTTCATTCCTCTGGGAACATCTTGAGCTTGGCCTCCCTGTAAGAAAGACTCGGGGAGGTTGAGCATGCGGACGATCTCCTGGAGGAGCACCTGGGGAGCAACGCCCAGTCCAAGCAGCGTAGGCACATTCTCTAAGAGTTGCTGTTTTGCCATTTGCTCTGACATGGGGGTTGTTGCCATGTCGCTGGCATAGGTCACAAAGTCCCCCATCAGGTCGCCTGCTTTCAGAAGCACAGCTTTATCGTTAATGAGCACTGCTTCTGGAGCGTTCTGGTCAATGAACATGGCCATCATAGGCAGGAAGGTTTTAGCTAATCCCTCGATAGCGCCATCTCTTGCTCGGGCCATCCTGCCAAGCTCTGAGCTTGTGTATGCTGCCAGGGCTGCAATCTCTGTAGCTGTAGCTCTGGTAGACTCACCGCGAGTAAAGCTTGCGGTAACACCGCCTCGCTCCCGGTCATCCATAATCTGCTGTGCGTAGAGTTGAAGCTCGTGAGGCAGCGCAACATGAGGCACAGGGCGGATGATTGAATCCATGTCGTCTGTCTCAACTTCTACAAACAGGCCGTCGATACCAGAAGTGACCTTAGCCATGCTCTCTTCGTCGATAGCCCCCTTCTTTACGATGTACTGGCGAGAGGCCTTTCTGACTGCAGATGCTTGGTAGCTGCGAATGATATTCATCTCGTAGCACTGGTCATAGATTCTCTGCATGACTCCATACCCCATCAGAGGTTGGTCCGGGAGCCTGGAGAAGTAGAAGGGAATCAGCGGAGTGATGGGGCGGTCCTCAAAGTCCCTGAAGGGAATGGGAGAAACTTTCTCTACGAACTTTTCACCAGCCTTGTATTGTGGAGAGTAGAAGAGCAGTTGGTCGTTCACCAAGTCGTAGAATTCCAGGATTTGAACGTACTCAAACACTGACTTGTCCTCTAAGTCAGGCAGGTTGTGCTTGAAGTAGTCAATCTTTCCTTCGCCCTCCATCTTCTTGCCGAACTTGTCTTTGGCCTCTTCCGTTGTCATCGTGTACCAGTGGCCAATGTACCGCTGCAAGTCTTGGCTCTGAGCGTCTTCGTCTACCAAAACGTTCCATGGTTCGATAGCGATAGGGACCATTCTCCTGTACAGAACCTTATCTTCCACTGGGATGAGCTTCATGTAGGCGTGAGGGTAGATGAGCGCCAGCCTGGAGCACCTCTCGATGGTCTCTTGCGCTCTCATCAGGAAGTCGTTCACTACAGCTTCAGAGTATTCTACGTTCCCTTTCCCTTGAAGTCCGGGTTTAAGGACTACCGCTGGGTGCTTGCTGAACAGAGACGCGATGTAACTCTCGATGAATTCATGTCCCAAGGCTACCTGAATGTTGATCTGGGCCTCGTCTTGTGCGCGCAACGAGAACTGGTTGTCCCAGAACTTGTTCTCATAGGCTGCTCGGTAGCGAGTCATCTCTTCCCTGAGCTTGTCCCAAGCATCCAAGTGATTGTCGAGCAGTTCCTGAACTTGTGTTACGCTGAACATGGGTTCTCCAGTAATGTGGCCAGTGTTCTCTTATATATATATAGAAGAAGTTACTGGCCACTTGAGGTGTAAATGAGTGAAAATGTAGAGACAAACGTAGGAACCGAAGAAAATAACGCTGCTGCTCCACCGGCCATTAAAGAAGCCCCCAAGAATGCTTCTGAAGCCCGTGAAGCGAAGATTAGCGAACTGGTTGCGGCCATGAAAGCCTCCCAGGAGATGCAAGACAACGAAAATCTTAATTCTGAGGACAATCATAAGGTAGATTACCAGCAGATGGTAGAGGGGCTCTCTGAAGATGGTCAAAAGTTTATTGGCAACCTCCGCCGTTCTTACACCAAGAAGACTCAAGAACTCGCAGAGCAAAGGCGTGAGATAGAGCAACAGCGTGCTCAGATTGAGGCCCAGCAGAAAGCTATGATGCAGTCTGACTTTTCTAAGCAGGTGCAAGAAGCTGCGTCGGGCGAAGATGTCAAGATAGATGTCTTTGACGAGAAGAGTGTCGAGAAACGCATTGAGCAAGAAGTAGCGCGTCGCCTGAACGAGATGATGAAGCCAATGAGAGAAGAGCATACTCTTCAACAGAGAAGATTAGCCCTTCAGTCTTTTAAGTCAGAACACCCTGACTTGGAAGACTATAAACACGACATTGCGGCAGAACTTAAAGCCAACGACCACATGAACCTGGAGCAGGCTTACTGGATGGTCAAGGGCCGAAAGCTTGCAGACACCAAAGCCAAGCAAGACCAAGAACTCAAGACTTATAGAGACGCTGCGCGCCAGGCTGGATTAAAAATTGGTGGGCTCAACCGAGGCTCTAAGGCGGGAGTTCCCCCCAATGTAAAGCGCCAGGGCGCCTGGGCCATTTATGAATACTTGCATAACAACAAGAAGTGATGTATCAGTTGAAAGCCGGACAAGCGGACGACACCCCCTGATGGACAAGGTTGCATCTGCCCCAGCAAGAAAACCCTAAACAGAGAGGCCAATCATGGCATTGTCTAACGACATCCTGAGTTCTACTCTTCGGATTCTTGTTGCTGAAGAGGTAGACAACCTACATAAAGCCATCCCATTCTTTAACGAGATCCAGGGAACAGGCGGTGTTGAAACTTATAGCGGTGGTTCACGAATCGACCGTCCACTGATTCTCGCTGAGCACAGCCAGATTACCCAGCTTACGACTGGTTATGAGCCTGTGAACCTTGCAGTTAGTGACGTTCTGCGCCACGCCCAGTACAACTGGAACGACTTTGTTGCTCCGATTGTCATCACCAAGAAGGAAGAGCTTTCCAACCGAGGGGAACGAGCAATCGTCTCTATCGCCGAAGCTCGACTGAAGAGTGTGATGGGCATGCTCAAGCGTGAGTTTGAGAAGCAGATTATTGCCAACTCTTCTACGGTCCTCACCGAGTTGAATACCCTGAATGGCTCCAGCGCTGCCAGTGGTTCAACGGGCTCTGGAACCAATGAAGGCTTCCTTGAGGCTGCTGCTGTTGGTGGTCAGAGCAACACTGTCGGTGGTCTCTCCAAGGGAACCTTCAGCGAGTTCAATAACCAGTGGGGTAACTTCGGTGGTGGTCTTGGAACGACGAACGATATCGTTGATCGTCTGACTGAGCTTTACATTGAGTGTCAGAACAACTCCCCCCGAGGGACGCCAAATCTGATTCTCGCGAGTTCAGCCTCGTACCGCTTCTACAAGTCTGCTCTCTTTGATGTGACTCGCTACATGCCTGAAGATGCTCAGGACGGTGGTCGCCTCAGCCTGATGTATGCAGGTGCCAAGATGTATGTTGACCCCTTCATGCCTGTCGGCACCGGGGCGAACGCCATCAGCATGTACCTGCTGAACACCAACTTCATGAAGCTTGTCTATGATACTGAGGCATACTTCACCATGGGCGACTTCGAGAACGTGACTGGCTATGCTTCACGCGCAGCCAACATCATGACTCGCTGTCAGTTGGTCACCGACCATCTGAAGTCCCAGGCTCTCGTAACCAACGCTGAAGCGTAAGGAGGTAACCAATGGCTACTAATACTCTTATTCAGAAGCTCTACGGCAAAGATGAGACTGGTGTTGGTGAGGGTGAAGCCTCGCAAAGCAATCGTCGTCAAGTGGAGACCTTCATCGCTTCTGCTGCTATCGTGGCTGGGGATGTCCTCGCTTTCGACCTCAGTCAGACCTCTGACGGGCTGAAGATGATGCGAGTCATCAAGGCTGATACTGATGCTGCCACTTCTAAGTGCTTCGTTGGCGTCGCTCTTGAGGCTGCTGCCGCTGAAGGTGACCGCGTAGATGTCTGTATTTCAGGCATCTGCACGGCTCTTGTCCATTCAGGCGGCGGCGTTGGCAAGCCGCTAATGATTAGTGCTGAAGGCGGAAAGTTCCAAGACTACGCTGACAACTCAGTGCTGTCCATTGCTGCACACTGCGCGTCTGCTGTCGTCGGCGGTGTAGCTACCGTGGTAGTTCACAAGCAGTTCTAAGCTACTCTCTCTACCTCCATGGCCCCTCACTCCACCCTACGGCGGGGTGGGGGGTTTCCTTTTAGGAGCTTCCCATGAACCTGGGCCAAATCATTGACCGTTGCGGCAACATCCTCGACTACTCCCCAGCGCTGACCAGCTATCGACAAGAGGTTCGCGACATTGTGAATATGGTTTACCTGGAGCTTTTTGGGGAGCGCCCTTTCCAGTTTGCGCAAAAGACCACCAAAATCACCGCCTACCCAGACGCCAAGCCCGCTGGCACGGCCATTACCCTCACTGGGGGGAGCAATGACGTCATCTGCGCAGGGCTTTTCGCTACTTACATGAACGGCATGATTCTCGAAGTGCAGGGCTCAACAACAGCCAACAACAATGGTGAGTACATCATCAGACACGTAAGCACGACCGACCGCGTTTACGTCGAAAATGAGGACGGTTCTACCCCGTCGTTTACCGCTGATGCTACTACGGCAGGCAACGCAAACCTAACTTTAACCGTAAAGCATCGGTACGTTGACCTGCCTCAAGACTGCATCGCTCCGCTGGCTGTGGGCATAAGGACTCCTGGAAGCTCAGCCTCTCAGCCTATGGACTATCTGACCATGTACTTGGACGAGGCAATGAATCTCGACCTGGACGAGGTCTCAAGGCCGACTGACTTTATCCACATGAGCCCCGTTAGCGTCAATGGCCCGCCGAAGGCCCCCACAGTGGCTTCTGCTGGCGGCGGGTCGCCTGTCCCTGCTGGCACCTATGATGCTGTCTACACAATCATGGTGAACGGCAGAGAGTCTTCCGCCTCTCCTGTGAGCGCGTATGTCACCTTAGGCGTAGCAGCCCCTCTTCAGTCTTCAGATTTACTCCTCACGGGAGCCAACACTGGTCGCGTAAAGAAAGTTTATGTCAGGGGGCCGAACTCTGACGCTTTCTACTATGTGGCACAAGTTGCTGTCGGCACAACCGACACTGCGGGAACAATAGCTTTAGCAACCAATCCTCACTGGCTGACAGACAGAAACACCTACCCCAAGCTTCCAGAGAATGACGGGCTGTACACCAGGCTGAGGATGTACCCGCGCCAGGACGCTGAATACAGCCTCACCGTTCGCTATCTCTTTCGCCCAGAAAAGCTGCTTGATGAAAGCGATATCCCCGTTCTCCCAGCGGCCAATCATATTTATCTGGTGTACCGGACGTGCCAGGAGCTATTCTCAAAGCACAACAACATGCCTCAGTCTCAGATGTACCAACTAAAGGCTGACAGGGAGCTTCAGAATCTGATGAACAGGTACTTGAGCCAAAAGACTGCTACCTACATCAAAGGCGCTTTCCGTTCAGGTTCCCTCTTCCAGCGGCCAATGCCCGTGTTGACGCACTCATGAAAACCACAAACAGACTCACAGTCCCTATATCTCTTGGAATCGACCAAAGGATTCCACCAGACCAGTACGCTTCTGACTTGGTTCAGAACTTTACCTATGAGAAAATGTCTCGTGGGTGGGATTCAAGGATTGGTTACGAGAGCTATCTCACGACAACTGGCTCTACAATGCCTTTGTCTACCGAGATTCCCTTTCGAGTAGACTCAGTGTTTTGCTGGAACAAGCAGCAGGGGCGTCAGCAGTTCTTGATTTGCGAAGGTAGCTCTTCTTCTGGAATCGGGCGTCTTCTTTTGGTTCGCCCAAAAACAAACGGGGTGTACCAGCTTGACAACAACAGAGCGATTCCTGGGCCTAACGATTACAACAGTCAGTACATCCCTTTTGGCAACTACCTCGTCATACTGAACGGCACTGACAAGCCCATCAAGACTTCCCTGTGGCCCTTTGACTTCTTTGTGGCTGCAGGACGAAGCCCGGTGTACCCTCTTGGCTGGCAGGGAACGCCAGCAGTGCCCGACCCTTGGGGAGTCGACCCTGACGCGAGCAAAATGTCTCCAAAACAGAATGTGGCAATGTACATAGGAGAAAGCTCTGAAGAGGGTGGGCTTGGCTCAAAGGACGGCAGCGGAAAGTTCCAGGGCGCATATAGCTGGAAGGTAAGCTTTGTGAACGAGTCTGGCTCAGAAAGCCCGCTCAGCGCAGCTTCAAGGATTATTGACTGGACCTCGTCTGATACCAGACAGGTGTGTATGATTGAAATACCGCACGGACCTAAAGGCACCGTGGCTCGAAAGCTGTACAGGACCTTAGATATGTCCGACGGCTTTCTTTCCGCCTACTACTATGTAGGGCAGGTAGACAACAACATAGACACAGTCATGTACGACAACGTCTCTGATACGGCACTCATCAGTGCCGCCCCATCGGTGTCTGCGTCTGTCTCGTTGCCGGCACCTAAAGCGAGGTTCGGTGCTGCCTTTAACAACTGCCTTTTCCTGGAAGCTGGCGCTCATTCTGGCACTCGTGTTCACTATTCGACACCTGGAACAATAGACCAGTTCGGATTGCTGGACTTTATTGATGTAGGGTCTCGTGACTACGGAAGCATTACTGCGCTGAGGTCGTACTACGACAGCCTTATCGTCTTCCGAGAGAAAGGCATTGATGTAGTGAGAGGCACGTACCCGAACTTCACAGTCTCTGCATTGACTGGTGGTGTCGGCTGTGTGGGCCCAGACAGCGTTGTAGAGGTCCCTGGGGCCGGTTTACTCTTCTTGTCTTATGACGGGGTCTATGCGCTCACAGGAGGCCTTGAAGGGGGCTCCCAGATACAAGTGGTGCCAGCGTCTGATGGTTTGTTTGATGTCATGAGAACGGTCAACAGGGGCGCCCTCTCCAGAGCTACAGCGAGATACTCTAACAAATGGAGAGAGGCTCACTTCTACATCCCGACAGAAGGTGAAGACAGGCCCAATCTTGGACTTGTCTTTCATATGGACAAGAAGTCATGGAGTGTAAGGAAAGGGTTCCCTGTGGGTTGTTTGACTACAACTTGGGATGGGGACTTTGTCTTTGGCCACAGCTACGGGACGCAAGGAAACCTCCACGGAGAAGCAGGGCTCTTCGTTATTTCCAGAACAAGGCACGCTGGTTACAACACAAGAGCGGGAGCAGAGGCCAACTTTGTCGCTGCAAATCCTCCTGTAAGTATATTCAGGTCAGTGGCCCACGACTTCACAGCGCCAGAAGTTAAGAAGTTCGTGAAGTACGTTTATCTGTATGTCCTGACGGTCGGCGGAGACAACTCCATCTCTATGGAGTACCGCCTGGACGATGACTACACAGGAACAGTCACGGAAACTCGCCAGATGCAGCGACCAGACCATCCAGACCAAGAAGTCTTTGATACTGCAGTCTACGATACCTCAGTGTGGGAGAAGGGCCTGGTCACAGAGATCAGGTTCCCTGTGCCTGAGAAAGGTTGCGACAGGTTTCAGTTTCAAGTGAGCACCGACAAGGATATGGTTCTGATTGGGTACACTATCGAGTACAGCATCAGCGGCACGCGGGTCATCACGGGCCAATCATCCCTTACCACAAGGAGCAGAGCATGAGCTTCAAGTGGACTCCCTCCCAGCTTCAGACAGACAATGTCACGGATGTTGACGCATTCAATGAAAGGTATGGTCAATTAAAGAGTGAGTTGAATGGCTCGATGGGGCGCGACCAGCTTCCAGAACGAAGCATCACGACAGCTATGCTCAAGTCTGGGTCTTTTTACCGATTCAAAAGAGAAAAGCTCCGGCTTCAAGACCCTTACAGGGCTGAACCTACTCCAGGCCTAAGCTTTCCTGGGTGCCAGTATTCTAAGTACTCAGGCGGGCTTGTTCGCTCGAACAGCTACACATTTGATTGCGTTGAAGGAATGCTTCATATCGAAGCAAGCTTGTGCTTTTATCTGCAGCACAGCACGATGGCTGATCCAGAAATTTACTGGACTACAATTAAAGACATGCAGCCCTACGGTCAGTTCCAGCTTCTTGTGAACAGCGTTCAGGTTGTCTCTCCTGAGTTTAAAGTCTGGCAGCGTGGAGGTACTGTCTACATGGTCGGCGACATTCCGGTGTCTGACGGCGACCAGACAATCCAGTTCTTTTGGGGAGCAAGACCGCCGGGTGAAGTAGACTATTTAAAGACTGGCGCTTCAGGAAAGTGGACATCAAGAACAGATGAGCCAGTATTCTTCTTTGACGGTGGAACCTTACTTCTTATCAACAGGTTCAGATAATGAGCAGAATTACAAACTCAGACTTCCAGGCGGGAGAGGTCATCTCTGACTCCGATGTTGCTTCTAAGTTTACAGATGTAGCTACAGCGACGCAGAATATTGACGAAAACAACGTTCAAAGCGGAGCTATTGACGTTACCCACATGCCAAATACTTCAATGTTCGTAAAGAAGTCTGGAGTACAGCTATCTACCGCTCCAGTCACGGTTCAGAACCGCGTAGGCGCCGCATCAACAGTCCTTCTGACGCTTAATCTTGGAGGGTCGACGACTGTCGCCACCAACGATTTGCTCAGGCTCTATTACCAAGTAGAAGTCTCTGGCTCAGCTACAACTTTAACCAACTATCCTCTTTACGACAGAGCTATCGAAAGAAAAGGGGGTATATTTTGGTGCTTGTGGCTGGAATATGCCACCGATCCAGGGCTGACCACATGGGTCACAGTCAAAGGTCAAGAGTCGCCGCAGAATTACAACTTTGGGCCGCACGGCTCAGCAACAAGCGCTCATGGGTTTGACTTTGGGAAAAAAGACGAAGAGAAGCAAAGCTCTTTGATGATGATTCCTCATTACCCGGTATTAAACTACAAAGAAGGGAACACTAATGTAGATGGGACCAGCGCCACAAACAGAAAGTGGTGGGACTCTGGAAACACAGAGCGCAGAAGCTATACCTCTATGCGAGGATACGCTCACACTGGTGCGTCTTACACTATGTATGGAGTAAGGCTTCAAGCCGCTGGGGTGTACCATGGAGCCTACATTATGCCTACCGCGTCACTGTACAACGGAGGCTTGCGGGTCATTGATGGTTCTTGGCCGTCAGATTCCGCGAACGTTCCAGACAATAGCTTCAACATTACTTTTAACCAGAGCCAGTTAGCGTTAATGCTGCTGAAGGAAGAATAATGGCATATGTTCCCCCGTATACGCCATCAGGCACGGTGACTGCTCTTGGGTTGAATAACAACCTGAAAACCCTTCAGGACTATGTGAACGGGGGAGTTGCCGCTGGCGACCTGAAGACATCTGCAGCTTGGGTAGACAAAACGCAGGTCATGCCTGGCAGGTACTATGCTCACAGCAACACGATGAGCTTTGTTAGTGGCTTCTGTGGAGGAAGAACTCGGACTGTCCCTACGGATTTGTACACATACCTAAATCGACAGAACACTGCCCGCCTGGGGGCCATTGGAGAGAACAAGCCGTACTCATTTGTGCCGAACGGCTCTGTTATGCTGGATCTGCCTCGCGCTGCGTCTGTAGTCTTTGTAAGCTGGTTTGGATATCATAAGCATAATGGCTACGATTCAGACAATAGACCAGGCGCCGCTGAAGTAGAGCTTGTTCTTACTCAAGACTCTCTTGGTGACCAGTACTTCTTTTCCAACGATACAATCACTGCAGGAACAGCAACCTCAAGCGGAAGGCTTCCTCATTCGATTAGTTGGACTGTAGAAGAGTCGGCTGCTGTTGCTGGCGGAGGCACGACAGAAGATGAGTACGCTCCTGGCAGCGGAATTGTTTTACGTGCTCCCAACGCTGGGTTTATAATGATTAACCCAGGGTCAGGAGTCTCTGCTGGTCTTTGGAGGGCAGCGCTCATTGGTCAAACAAATTCACCAACGGTTCGGTGGCTTCACTGGTCCATTAACATTGAGGCTTGGTACTAATGGCATACGGAACAGGAAGAGATATCGCTTCAACCGCCACGTCAAGAGCGGCACAAGGAGCAAGCTTAGGAACCATGATCGCCCCCGGCATCGGCACAGCTATAGGTGCCGGAATCGGCTTGGTCGGAGGAGGCGTAGAGGGGTTCTTTGCTAACAAAGACGACAGGGACCGCCTTAAAGAGCTTGAGCGTCTCGAAGAGATGGGTGCTTTGGGTTTAACGGGTGCTGAAGAGAGAGAGGCTCGCAGGACGTTTGTGGACCCCGCTGCAGCCGCAGCAAGGCAAAGCCAGTCACAGATGGCGCAGTTCCTTCCTATGCTTGGGAACAACCCAGGTGCCGCGATTGCTGCTCAGGCTCAGCTACAAGAAAGTCAGCAGCAAGCAATGCTGGCCGCATCGCAAGAAATTGAGTCAGTAAATCAGGCCAAGATTGCCGCCCAGAAAGATGAAATGGAAGACGCTCGCTCAAGGATGATGATTCAAAGCCAACTGAGACAGCAGGAAGCAGCCAAAGCCTTCACGGAAGCTATTCCAATGATTGAAGAGGGAATGCAGCGCCAAGCTTTGGTGGATGCTCAGTCTACTTTCCAGTCCGTATTTGGAAGCGGATTCACCGCTGAAGATGAAGACCTTATTTATGAAGCAATGATTGAAGAGATAAACTTCTTGTAGAGGTGATTTATGCCAAGAGGAAACGCTTACAACGAGGCATATCTCGGGTATCAGCAAAAAATGCTGGAGAGCTTTATCGAAATGGCCGGCCAGGAGCAGACTGACGTCCAAACCAGGATTGACAGTGCTCAAGCCCAAATTGACAGGTTGAATGGTCAGATTGCTGAATTGTCTGCTGCTGTAGATGATCCAGACATGCAGCGAAGCTTGGCAAATGATCAATTCGCTGCCGATTTAGAAATTGCCAACTTCCGGGAGTCTCAGCGGGCCACGATCACTTCCGCAACCGGAACAAGAACGGTCACAGGAGATGTGGAAGACGAAGGTACTCCAACCATCTACCCGCACGAAAATGTACAGAATCTTCATTCGAGAGATGACTTAAAGTCAGCGTGGGCAGGCCTTGCAAGCGCGGATATAACCCCCCAACAAGCAAAGCAGCGCGCCAGGCTTCTTATAGAGCAAGCGAGCAAGGGCTTTGATGATGCCAAGTTGACTGTCGGTGAAGACGCGGACGAGAAAGACAAGCTACAAGCGGCCACTAATGTAGCCTCAGTTATCGCTTCAGGCTTGGATGCTGGGCTTAAACAGACAGCGGTGGATGCTTTGTATGAGGTAGCCACGGAAGAGTTGGTAGACATGGATCTGGAAAAGGATTTTCGTGGCTATATTCTTACAACAGCCAAACGTATTCATGACGACGAGGGTCCCATTCCTGGAAAAGCAGGAGGAGTTCGGCAAGGCACTACAACGACCACTGATTCCAGCACCAGCATCAGCAGAAAGCTTGGTCCTGACACCCCTGCTCCTACATATGTAGCCCCAGACATTCAGACACCTGAACAAGAGGCAGAGCTTCAGGCGTTAAGGGGTCAGCGTGCTTCATTGGAAGATCAGATTGAGTCCCTTATGGGGTCCAGGCATCCAGATGTAATGGCCCGAGCACAGACGATGTTCCAGCAATATGCACCTATTTACAAAGAAAAAAGTGCGCGTGCTCGTCAGTTGGCTGCAGAGTTCTCTGATGCTCAGATGATGAGGAAGACAGGTATCGCTCCGCAAGACTTACTCAGAGGTACAGCGTTGGAAGGAATAGACCCTTCTATGTACAGCAAGCTGGACATGAGCGCGCTTCCGCAGGCGACGCGCAGGCTCGCTGAGCAAGCTCAAAAGGCTCAAGTAAATATAGACAGGCTAAGCAATCTTGAAGCGAAGAGAGGGAGCAGAATCCCCATCAACAAATACACTGCTGCACGAGCAAGGGGAAGCCAGGGTGAGGAAGTAGAGACTCAAGAAGAGGTTACTTCTACTCCTGATTACAGCAACATGATTTAGAGGTGCATTATGGCTAACGGCTCTCTCACACAAAGAGACTTTGACATCCTCTTTGGTTCTGACGAGCCTGCGCCGTCGTCAGGTTCTCTCACGGACGATGACTTTTCTATTCTGTTCGGTACTCCTACTGAAGCTGAGCCAGTCCAAGAAGACGAGGATCTCCTTCTTTCTCGCGCTGGAGCGCGGCCAATACATACTCTACCAGAGAGTGCGTCTCAAGCCGCTGTAGACCTTGAGGCGAGCAAAACACAAAGCATACTGAAGCAGCAATATGGAGATGACAGGGCCAAGAGCCTGGCAGAAGGACTGTCAAAAGCCAAGAAGGGGGTTCAAGGGCAGCCAACAGTAGGCGAAAAGCTTCGCGATGCCGTTCCTTTCCTTGGCATTAGCGAGAGCGCCCGAGGAGAAGACCTCAGTCCCTTCGAGTACCTTGTTGATACAGCGTACCGCCAGCCCTTGGCTGGAACCCAAGTAAGCTACAAGACCGCAGAGAAAGAGCAAGCTGTAAAGCTTTACGGGCTGGATACAGGACAACCTCCAAAGCTCCAAGCCCGTGAGATGTATGACAAGCTAATAGCCACCGGCGCCTCGGCGAACGAGGCAGCAGATGCGGCAGTCTCAGCGTTCCCTCATGCGGCCTTTAACGACGAAGAGATTACAGACAACGCCAGTTATGATGAAAGAACCTACGCTTGGGTAAGAAGAAAGACTTTGGCGGGGCCAGTAGAAGGTGCAGGTCTGGTCGAGAGCCCAGCAGCGGCATTAGGCAGATTTTTGTTCACCGTCGGGCCTCGTTTAATATGGGGCACACAAGAAGAGTTGACTTCTTATGAGGCTGTCCCAGGGGAGTTTGATGAGCAAGGGCTTCCGATGCCTGCAGACCCTGAGGATATGAACTACATAGCGAAGAGAGCATTCAACAAATACGTCAGAAATGATGAACTCAGGGAAGCCATAAAGCGTGAGCGCCCTACAGGTGTTTTCGACGTAACAGACCCAGAGTGGCTACAGCGGGCGAAAGACGCGAACGAGCTTCCAGAAGATTACGATACCTGGGATATGGTTTATGACTTCACTGTGGGGGCTGCCGCTGACTTTTTGGCGAACCCGCTAACAAGGCCAGAAGACTTAAAGCCAGTAGAACGAGAAGAGCTAAGCAGAGAAATAGCCCGAGTGCGCGGGGTTAGAGCACCTGGAAGAGAAGGCCCCACAACAGGTAGCTTCATTGGAGATTTAGCGAATCAGATTGTTGCGAGCACCTACGCCGGCGACGACATGATGGAAAGCTACAGCATTCGACTTCAAAAAGCTGCTGCTGGAGAGTTGGACACTCTTGAAAGAGATGTGGCTATAGGTGGGCTTGTTCGCGAGGTCATGCTTCCCGGATGGGGCGGGCCCTACAGCCTTCTTGCTGCGGTATCTAAAACACGAAGAGGAGTAACTCCCGTAGAGGCTATTACCCGTGCTGCAAAAGCTCAGAAGGCAGGACGTCTTGTTGAGGGCGTCATGGAGGGTACAGCGAAAGCCGGGGATGGAGTTCCTTTATCGGACAGCATAGCGGCAGAGCTTTCTTACTTACCTCCAGAAGACGATGCGCTGGTATACCTGAGCAGAAAGCATGCTCATGACTATGTCAATGAGGCTTATCAAAGGGCTGCAAGGACAAGGGACCCCGAGACATCACTACCCCTCCAGGATCCATACCCCATACAATACCTTAGCGATGACCCTATGGACATTGTGGTCAAAGATGTTGATGGCTATGTGGCTCAAGCTTCAGATGAAGTAGCCTCACTCCAGGTTGGTGATCGCGGGATTGACATGACGATCCCGCTGCACAGACAAATCGCAGGAATAGCTGTGACTCTTGCAGAGCCTGCCATTGTTGAAAAGTACACAGACTACATCAAAGGTTTAGACTTAAAAAACTTGTCTCGTGAAGAAGTCATGGACAGGCTTAATCTTTTGAACAATCGCTTTGTAAGAACCACACTTGAAGAACCAAGAAAGGCTCGTCAGGTAGTAGATGAGTTGACCGCGAGGAGGCTCGCTATTGTGCTTGGTGAGCAGACCGGAATGACGAGAGGCTTCACTCAAGTCACTGACAACTTCGCCATCACAAACAAAGCAGCCAAGGGCATCAGGTACAAAGAGATGCTTGCTGAGATTGATGACCTCGTCCGCCGGGCCATTGATGACCCTGATGCAGCAAAAGAAGTGGCGAGGCGAGTCGCTATTCGCGACCCAGACATGGCTTACGATATCCTGAAGTCTGGCGTTGAAGAGCCTGACCCTTTGAAGCTGATCAACAACTTGCGTGAAGGCTCTGTGCTGAATGCTGCCAGAGACAACCCTGCGATAAGCTTTGGTTCTGTGAAGCACTTTGAAGACGGCTTCTTTGACCATCAGTTTGTTAACTCCGCTATTCCCCTGAACAGGCAGGCAACGGGGTGGAGAAACATTGCGGACTTAGTCTCACTTACTGGAGAAGCAATATCACCTCGCCTTCGTACCGTACTCTCTGGGTTTATGAGAATGGGTGGCGTGAACGCAAAGCTTAGTAAGCGCGGCGCAGCTATGGTCAAAGGAACTATGGACTGGCTTAAAGGGCCACTAAAGATTCCAGCGGGTATACCGAAAGCTCAGGGCCAGGCTTTATTCGCGGCCAAGCGCAGCATCTCAGTAATGCCAGACCAGATGCAAGACGAAGTTCTAAGGCAGATTGCGGCAGGGTCATCTCAAGAAGAAGCAATGAGGAACGTCCAGCAAGGCATCGTTAATGGAGCTTTATCCGAAGGTGTCTCAATAAACAGCATGACCGAGTTCGATGGCAAAGTCGGGGGAATGGGTGTCTACAAGTCGATATTGACCAAGCTGTTCCCTGTAAACGTGGCTGATATAGATGCGGATAAGCTGGGAGAAGCCTGGGACGCCCATGTTGGCGCGGTGTTTCGAGGGCTCGGCAAAGAAGACCAGATCAGCATGCGCAGCAAAATAGGCGCTGGAGACTTGGAAGTCTTTGATGAGCTTCTTGACGGCTTTATTGCTGAGGGCAGGAAGAGCGAGACCCTGTCTCCTCGTCTTAATAGCCCGCTGGAGAGTTGGAAGAGCAGAAACCTGCGCAAGATTAGGTCTGCCATTCTCGGCACAGAAGAGACCCCCCAAGGCAACTTAGAGCTTGCTAAGTTCCTAACGGTCATGGACCTGGAGAGACAAAGAAGAGTAGCCAGGGCGCTGGATGAGTACGCCATCAACCGACTGGACGATATTCCTCCGATGAGAGAGTCTGACTGGGCTAAAGTCAAGAAGCCTCGCACACTGCAAGATGTTCAGAACAAAACCTCATCCCTTACGCGATCTGCAGAAGAAGCTCAGTATAAGGGAGTTGAGTTTGTGGTAAGGGAAGGAAAGGATGTACTTTACAACATTTTAGAGATGGGCGAGGGTGGCTTTGCTAAGCTCTTCCCCACGCCGGCGGCCTTTAAGACTTACATGTACACAAGGACGAAAGACTTGCTCTTGGCGAAAGCTAATGAGCTAATGCCTCCTCTTGTTAGCGACACTTTAAGGCGAGCAAAATCCGGAGGTATGCAAACAGCTAAAGATACCCGTGAGATGCTGCTTGGGTCTTATCGAGCCAAGTATTCAGGTGAACTCGTAAGACCTCTCTCTCCAGAAGATGATAGGATTCAAACTGCTTTCCACGAGCTTTTGGTTCGTGGAGACCTGATTCGCAACTTAGAGAGGCTGGACGAAAGCGACGATGTTCTGATCCCTTTAATGAAAGATGACTCTATTGTAGAATCTTTGGGTGGCTTGGTTAAGCGTTATAAGAGTGAAGAGCCTGACTTAAATCTTGCGTTTGAGTCAGCCCTGCTAAGAACAGCACTTAGCAGGGAAGAGCTTACGGCTATGTCCAACGGCAGCGTCTTTGGATACCCAAAGAAATACAAGCAGAACCTGAGCGGCTTAGTTCGTCAAAGTGTTGAAACAAAGCTTCTTATCTTTGACCAGCATATTGAAGATGCACTGCTTACTCAGCGGCCTACCTTTACTTCCACGAAGACCCCCACAGAGCGAGTCAGCTATGAGGGGAATCAGGTTTATGATCAAGCCGCCATCTCTATTAAACAAGTAAAGAGGCTTGGCCAGACGTTAATGACAGACGCTCCCATGCAGCACGAAATCGACAAATTGCTGAACTCTGGTGTGGCCAACAACATGCACACTCGCATGGAAGAGATGATGAGCATGCCTCCATCTTCTTCTGGGTTCAAGAACCTCGCCGCAGAAGTGATGCTGGCTTTAAGGTATTCCACCACTAAGGTGGTTACAGCCGCGAACTCAGGCCTCCTGGCGGGCGTCGGGCCATTGTTGAAGATTGGATATCTTGGAAATAATGTCTACTCTCAAGTGTTTCTGAACAGCGTAACAAATCCTGGCAGGTCTCTTGGTTTATTGGCCTCGTCTGCCCGGAGTGTTACCAGGGGGACAGTAGATACGCTTGCTGAGGTCTTTCCTGGTATTGAAAACAAAATCCCTTCTTTAGAAGATATGACTCCGCCAGCCATACAACGTCTTGCAAAGTGGATGCTTCGCAATCAAGGGGGAAGGACTATAGACGGCGGCGTTGTTCTTCCGAGCGGCCTGACGATATCTCCTGACAACCTAAGACTCCTTGCTCAAGAAGCAGGGTTAGCTCAGAGGTCTTTGGCGCACGTCAACTTGGCCGGAGATGTCTATAGAGAGATTACGCGGCACAAGTCTAAAGGCTTCAAGAAGCTCGTTGACTGGATTGACCCCACGAAAGCGAACGTGAATAATAAATTAGCTCAAAACATGGACTATTCGTTCCGAGAGGCTGTGTTTGCACAAGCTCTCGCATCAGGCGACAACTTTGAGACGGCTGCTGAGTTGGGTAGACGCTCAGTTCTTGACTACAGTGACATGCATGAAATCGAAAGGAACTACCTGTCTCGGCTCATTCCTTTCTATAGCTTCCCGAGAACCTTCACTATGGAGATGCTCAAGGCCTTTGGAAGACCGGACGCTATCCCGGCGATTAGAAGACAGTTAGTGTTGGCGCAGGTCAACCATAGAGACACTGACGACTATGGAATGTACCCAAGCTATGTTCGAAACTATCTGCTAAAGGTGGACCTTCCTACAGACGACTTAGACATTCAGAGCGCTTACTTCCATGGCCGAAACCCGGTGATGGAGCAGATGAACTCCTTGATGAATGCTTTTGCAAGCGAAAACAGCGTGATGCAGACTGTCTCGGAGGTTGCTCTTGGGCAGCGCTCCCTTTTCTACGAGCCTGTAACGAATCTCTTCAGTGAAAAAAGGCCTGGAGAAAGCTACAGACTTTCTCAGAACGACCTCCTGGCTCTTTCACAGAATGACGTGATTTGGGACACAGCTAAGCGCTGGTTTGAAATCACTGAGGTTCCTCAAAGAGAACTCAGGGCGGGTCAAGTTAGTGTGCTCAGTCCTCATTCAGATGAGTTCGGGCGCTTTCAAAACCAGATGCAAATGACAAAGGCCGGACACAAGAGGCTTCAGTGGATTAAGCTTGCTGGGTTGTCTATGGGTTGGTGGTCTGGCTACGCAAGCAACGCTAAGGCGCTCAAGATGTTGGGATATCCAGCGGGCCCTGAGCTTGCACTGAAAGGCAGAGACATTAATCCCATGTTTGAGATACTTGGAGTCTCAACAAAAGCCAGCGCGCTACCTGTTGATGCAGCTACAGCCGCTTGGAGAATTCAGATGATGGGCGGCCTGAAGGAGCTTAGAAGCATGGGGCTAAATCCAGCCACAGGCGAAGTTGAATAAATGTGATACTATGAACCCAGTCAGAAGGAGTCGAAGATGGCTAAGACGGGAAGCTTTATACACCAGGCTACTACACTCTCAGACATAGCGAGTGTGGGCACCAGCTTTAATGCAGCAAAAAAACATACAGTAAGACTGAGGGATCGTCCTTCAGCATATGCTGTTGGCGCCAACCTCAGTGCCATCTATGTTGAGGTTGACACCATTGCTGGAGGCGCCGCTAAGCTAAGCATTCAGGTCAGCACAGACAGCGCGGGTGACAAGATTATTGTTCCCAGCACCGAAGCGACAATGGGCGTTGGCGTCACCACAGGAACCAAGGGCGCAGCGGTTTATGACTTGTCTATTGCCTATGCTGCATCCAGCGACCAGATTTATGTCTTCTACAAGGCAGATGCCGGCACGGTTACGATCAAAAGCGTGTCTATCTCTTGGAGTGAGTGATGGGCATTAAGCGCGTATTCGGGCCTTCTGATACTGGCGGTGGCGGTACAGGTGACTTGGCTCTGACAACGGGCGGCTTTGCTGCTCGCTCTGACTTGAATGCACAGAACCTGACAGCATCTGCTTCTGGTGGCACTGCTGGGTACACGTATGCTTGGACATGCGTGCGCCCTGATGGGTCTGCGAGCACCAGCGAGTTCTCCTCAGCATCGGCACAGAACCCTACCTTCACGCCCGCCAGAGTCGGTTTGTATGCTGTTACATGCACAGTGACCGACAGCACGTCTGGTTCGCCTCTAACAGCCGCCAGCACCCAGTCTAAGACCGTTGGTACTGTTCTCAGCGCGGCTATTAGTGGACTTGCTAACTCAGCGACTCTTGCAGCGCAGAGCTTAACGGCTACACCTACGGGCGGTACAGGCTCTCCGACGTATGCTTGGACCTGCACCAGGCCCAACAACACCTCCAGCACCAGCGAGTTCTCGTCCACTACGGTGAACAACCCGAACTTTACTCCGGCCAGCCCAGGGCTGCACAAAGTTCAGTGTGTCATTACGGACTCTTCTTCTACGACTGCTACGGCTGTGGCGACTGCAGATGTGGGTACGGGTGCTGTCGCTGTGGGAACCAGAACGCAGCTTACCTCGCTGTCAGGCTGGACTCAGGTCGATGGACCCAACACGGAGGCTGTATGGGCCGGAGGAGCCAGCATCTCTGTTAACGCTGGGGTGTTTACGTTCGCTGACAGCGCACAGCCTTCAGCGGCGTTAAACCAACCGCAAGAAATGAAGCTTTATTACAGCACTGCGGCTGAACTTAGTGCAGTCGACTTTACGGGAACACCTGGCGTTTTGACACTACGCTTAGAGTCTCAGGGGAGCAACAGTCTTGCCGCTGCTAAACAATACATTTTGTTTGGTATTATTGACTCAGCGTATTCAGGGTCCGCGACCACAGATTGGGGATATGGCTTTATTGTTAATGAAAGCACAAGCGGCAAATCGCAGGGCGGTGTGTGTCTCGGCAATGATGCATCATCTGTAACACTCACTTCCCAGGCCAATAACAATGGTCAAGAGATTTTGGATTGCGTCATTTACATCAACATTGATGGCGACCCAGACGAGAACCTTGGAAACTTCTTTGAGGGGACCACAAAGCAAACCCGAGTGATTCAGTCCAACATACAAACAGAGTTTAGTGCTAACAACGATGCCAGGCTGGTCTTAGGTATCGGAAGAGCCCACAATGGCGCTGCTGGTGCATGTTCCTCTACATGGAAGATGTACTGGTCTTACTCGAAGATTGGAGCTTGAGATGGCAAAGACGATTCACTATGACGACGATGGCTCAACCACCCGGCTGATTGCAGCTTGGCAAGAGAATGCAAGAACGCATACGCCTGAGTTTATTGACGCTTGTGAGGCTGAGATTATGCCTCGCATATCTACATCTGGCAGTTATGCTGTAGACGACAGCAGAGAGCTTTCAGGTTGGATCTCCTCCATGATTTGCTATCTCTTAGACAACGCTGACGTAATCAGGAGTGATTCATGAAGTGGGCACAAATTCTAACTGTAGCCATCCGCATTGCACCTATGGTCCAGGCCATGAGTGAGGACCTTAAAGAACTCGCAGCTCGCAAGGCAGATTCTGACGGTGGTAAGAAGATCACTGCAGAAGAGGCTGGTAAGATTGCTCAGATTGTAGCCAGCGCTATTGGTGGGCTGGTAGACGAAATCCTTGATGAGCTTGGTCTCAACGTGGAGTAACCATGGAAGCTGAAAGCGCATCCCATCTTAGTGAACTGGTCATGCTGCTCACGGGCCCCGTGAGTGGACTGGCTATCTGCGTTTCCATCTTGGCCAGCATCTATAAGTTTGTCATCAAGCACGGCATCCCTTTAGCAAGAACTGGCCTGGAGATTCACGCGAAGGGCATGCGTGACCAAAACACAGCCTTGAAGGACATGGTGACCGGACATCAGAAGAATCTTGAGGTTCTAATTAGCGAAATGCGCGAGGACCGTAAAGATTTTCGGGCTGGGCTGGATGCAATCGACCGCAGACTTAGTTATATAGAAGGAGCGTTGGGTGACCGTGGTGGTCGCTCATAGCAATTAACTTACTTTCGAAGTAAGAATGGATCTGTAAGCCCTGGGGAAACCTGGGGTTTTCAGTCTGGAAGCTGCGGGGGGATACCCTCACAGAGTCGGAGTTGGGTAGCAGGAGGTAACACAAAGAACGCGGTGTCGGACTAGTCCCCTGGCACTCGAACTGAAAGGTGAAGCACACAGACTTAACTGTTAGCCTTGCATCCTTCCCTGCTACCCAGCCCCTCTTCCGACTACACACAAGGAGACACAATGGACAGGCTCGACGAACTGGACGCAGCAATCAACTCTCTGATGAATCGCATGGAGATCGTAGAAAGATTCTTGTCTAAACAAGCGCAGCAAACAGAATCGACCCTCGTGTATCCCTTCAGCGACCCCCCAAACCCGAGCATTAAGTTCCTGAGCGTGCATCACAGCGCATCAAGAGCTGACATTACAAGAGCAGATGTCATGTCTTGGCACACCAACAACGGATGGCCAGCAGAGCACAGCGGCTACCACGTCTTTATCCAGGCCACTGGAGAGATTGAGTGGGGCGATATGGACGCTACGCTGAAGTACATCGTTGGCCATCAGAACCCCCACACCCTTGGAGTGTGCTTAGCAGGCAATTTCCACCCTTCTGAGAGGGGGTACACCGGTCATCCTACCCCAAGTCAACTGGAGTCTTTGCAGGGCGTCTTGGCCGTCTGGAAGAGCCGGTATCCCAACGCTAAGATTGTGCCGCACAAGTACTTTGGCGGGACAGTGTGTCCTGGTGATGTCTTGGCCGCATGGATGGAGGAGAACTATGCTGATTGAGTTCTTATTAGCGCAGTGCACCTTAGAGCCTCCCGTAGGCTATGCAGGCATGGTGATTGAGGCGGCAGAAGAGTTCAACATTAACCCTCGGCTATTGAATACCGTGGTAGTACAAGAGACCCGCTGTAATCACGGTGCGATTGGAGCCCAAGGGGAAATAGGACTCGTGCAATTGCACCCTGTTGTATGGAGCCACCCATATAACTGGAACTGGATTTCTACAGATCTTTCCTGGGATGGATTGGAAGATGCCAGGGACCCTTACCAGAACCTCAGAGCTGGGGCGTGGTTGATTCATATCAACCTGATGCTATCTGGCGGTGACATGCACGGAGCGCTTACAAAATACAATGGCTCGTCTGCTTATGCTGATGAGGTCTTAGAGCGCTTTGCAACGTACTGGGAAGACTGCGAGCTTTAGAGTTTGCGTATGGACTCAGGGTAGATTTGCTCTCTGAGTTCCCCGTACTTGTATCGCCACTCTGCCCATTCTTTGCGTGCGCCCGCAAGTTCTTTAGTGAGCCTGGTGTTGCCTGCTCGATACCCGATGTTGCTGCGCTTGAGAGTGTTGCGCTCTTCTTGCAGTTCCAAGAAGAGTTTAATCAGTTCAGCCTTCTTGAGTTCTTTCAAATCACTATCATCCAAG